TGGGACATGGGGCACACAATCTAGCAGAAAGCTAACAGATTGATAATTATTCGCGTTAAAACGCTAAATAAATTTGATTTGTAATCAGTAGGTTACGGGTTCGACTCCTGCCACCAGCTCCAAAAATAAGCGCACAGACGACAAAAATAAATAGTCTGTGCGCTTTTCTTTTGCCTGAAATTCCCTGAAATCTTCTGAATGATTATCATAATCCAACAAACAATCTAACAAATCAGTACTTCATTTTCTGCATTTCATGCAACAAATAGGCCGGGTCGTTGTGAGAAACGTATTTGTTGGCGGTGGTAGAAAAATTTTTGTGTCCGAGTATAGCTTGCACCGCGGTTTTTTCCAGACCGCACTCCACCATCTTGCTGCTGGCCGTGTGGCGCAGCGTGTGCGGGTGTACTCCCTCTATATGGCACTCCTGCATCAACGCTCGGAATTTTGTAGCCACATTGCGTTTGTCCAGCTTTGTACCGGCTTTGGACGGTATCAGCCATTCGCACCCGCTGTTCAGCATCCAAAAAGCTACCGTCTTGTAAACCGGTTCAAGAATCGGGATAATGCGGTTTTTGCCTGCCTCGGTCTTTTCGCCGCCCTGCATATAGTGCTCCTTCAGATGCACGTCCTCACAGCGCATAGAGAGCAATTCATCGATGCGCATACCGGTGTACAGCAGCACCATGGCGATCTGTGCCGTCTGGCCAAATTTCGGGTCGCTCTGGTAGCCGCTGATTCGATCGATCTCCTGAGCAGTCAGAGTGCGCTCCGCTTTTCCTGTAGCCGCCGGGAGCTGCAGCAGCATGGCATAATTTTTGTTTATGATGTCCTGCGCCATTGCCCACTCGCAGATCTGGCTGAAAAGCGTGCGCTGCTTTTCGCAGGAGCTGCGGGAGAGCCCCTTTTCCACCATTGCGTCAATGACCTGTTGATAATCTGCCGCTTTTAAGTCCCGCAATTGTCGGTCGTATAGCGGCGCAGCCTTTGCATAGGCCAGCTCGTACCCCTTTTGCATGTCCGTGCTTAGCTTTTGAAACTTTGGCTGCGTTCTCCATTGGGTATAGGCATCTGCAAAGGTGCATTTCAGAAGCGCAGCGGGGGTGTTTTGGGCGTTGTAAGCGTCTAATGCTTGTACGGCTTCGCCTGCCGTTTCAAACGTGCCAAGAACATCCCTGCGGGCTGTGAGTGCAACATACGGTCTTGCCCGCGTCCCGCTCAGCTTATACACGCTGCCGCTGCCCTTTGGACGGCGGCGTTTTTTTCTTTGCTGCGGGGCGGCTTCCGGCTGTTTCTTCCCACACCACGGACAAAAAGAAGCACCATCCGGGATCTCCTTCCGGCAACATGGTCTTATGCACTTCATAGCTTACTCCTTTTTTCGCCCGATGTAACCCTGCGCGCCTTTTTCCGAAGCTTCACGCCCAGCCTTGTAATTTACCTTCAAATCGTCTATTGGCGGCTGTGGGTCGTCCGGGCAGGGGTCTAATCCCATGTTCTGGGCAAAATTGTATTGGTTGATGATGATTCCGCACACGCTGACCCGGTTGTTGAGTGGGCAGTGCAGGTTGGCGGCTACCTCGGAAATCACAGCGGACGGGCTGCTGCCATGGTTGCCCTTCAGCACGAAAAGAAGCAGTCGTTTCGTCAGCGGTGGCAAGTTTACCACAAAGCGGCACAGCTTTGCGTCCAGCTCTGTGTCGTTCTTTCCGTCATCGGGTGCCGCGTACAGCTCCGGGTGGATCATCTCCATAAACACGGCGATGGGGGATGCCCCGCAGGCCGTGCACCAGTCCATGATCTCGTCGCTGTCCGGGCTGGTGCAGCCTTTTTCCCAGCTCTGCACCGTCCGCTCACCCTTTTCGATGCGTCTTGCGATCTCCACTTGGCTCAGGCCGGCAGATACCCGGGCCTTTGCAAGCGCTTTCCCGATCTGGGTTGCCGTAAAATAACTCATACTTTCACCCCCATAAAACCAACGTGTTTTTAACAGAAAATGGCGCAGAAAAATTCTGCGCCATTCGACAAAAAATATCCGTATTTTGTTTTCCAACGGCGCATGGTAAAATCTGGATTATAAATCGTAGACGTGCACAAAAGAAAGGAGAAAACAAAATGGATTTTGAGCAAAAAAGCAGTAAAGAAGTTGAAACGACCATCATCGACGGAATGCCAGCCAGCATCCTGACCGGCACCGACCACACCCCTGCACCCTAGGAGGAATGAGTTATGAAAAAGCTGTCACACTTTCGCACCCATGCCCGTGCCTTGCTGGCCTGCTATTTGGATATGACCCCGGAGCAGCAGCGCCTTGCTCGCGCTTACATTCAAGATAAGGCCCTGCCGGAGGTGCAAGCCCTGCGTAACGCGGCCGGTACGCCCGGCGGGGCGCTGGCCGCTGACTTGCTGCAAAATTTGCAGCAGCCTTGTAACCGCGAATAGCAACGTGCATATTTTGCACATTGCTCGTGCATACCGCGCGCATCTTGCAAATGTTCATTTTTCTGTGGATTTTTTCACTAAAAACAGTGCTCGAATGGGGCTTGACGACAACCAGCGGTTTTATAATATGGTTGTGAACAGGTTTACAGGCCAAGCAACTGAGATTTCTTTGCGTTGTACTCCGCTTCCGTGATGGCCCCCATATCCAGTAGCTGCTTAAACTTCAAAAGTTCATCGGCGGAGCTGGGGGCAGCCGGAGCGGTGCCCCACGGCTGTTCTGGAGAGCCTTTGCAACTCTTGAGAAACGCAGTCATTCCGCCTGGATAAACCGTTGTCGGCAAGTTGCTTTCACCTAGTGGAAGCGCAAAGTGGATAGACACGTTCTCTTTACTGCGACCCTTGCGGGTCTCGGTTTTAGCGGTGGCAGCGCCCACAATCGCACCCACAGGCCCGGCAACGGCTGCACCGATCACGGCACGGCCAATACCGCCCTTTGTCTCTGTCACCGTCAGATCGTCAGGCGCGTCAGATTCATAACCGGCGACTTCATCAAAGCTGTAGATCATGCGAGGGCCTTTATCACCACTGCGGTGTCCAATGCAAAACAGCCGGTTGGGGTTGTCAATCGACACAAAGAGCGCGTCACCATCATAGATGGAATCGGTTTCTTTGAACACCTTCCGACGCTGTTCCAGTGTGGCCCAGTAGTCCGCTAGGGCCGCTGTCGGCTGCTTTGCAGCTCGGAAGCCCAGTTTTGAGTAAAAGAAGTTGCTGCATCCGGCGCAGATTAGACCGTCAGCGCTTTTCTCACGGTTCAGAAGGCCCAGCTTGCCGCCGCAGACGGGACAGGTATTTGCCATGATTACACCTCATCTTTTGATTTTATAAAATTCTGCATTTTGTCAAAACGCAAAACCACACAGCCCATCATTGAATTTGTAATTCGTTCATTCGAAAAAGAATCTTTCCACTTTTGAATAGAGTTTGCTTTTCCCTTTTGAGTTTTCAAAGTCAGGAGTTTTTCCAGCTGCTTGATATAAGAATTTTCGACAACAACCTCAAAAAGGTCACCGAGAGAAAGCTCTATCATGTTATAAAGCTCAGTAGGGCTAAAATCAAATTTGAACCCCATCCTCTCATACTTCTTGAGCTCATCGAGCGTATCAAGAATCATATCATATCTTGAAAATAGAATATCGATATCTGAAGTCCTCTCTATCACTAGAAAAGAGTCCAAAACCTTCCGTATCCGTTCTGGTATTGTTTCTTCTGGGAAATCCACAAATTCCTCCCCGGTGTCAGGGTCGATTAAAACAACGGGCTCTGGTGATTTGCTCCACTTAGCGTTCGGGCGCTCAAAATGCAACGGCTCTTGGGCTTCGGGATCATCTTTTTTCTTGAAGACCGCATTGATAACCCGCGTGATATTTTTCCGAAATCCAACATTCCATATCACGGGAACCACCTCACACATATTAAATTTTACATCACATAGGAGGACACCATGAACGAAACCGGACGGCAAAGCTACATTGACGCAATCACCAAGCTACTGGAACGCGCAGATCTGCGGGCCTTGCGGCTGATCTGGATCCACGCCAAAGGGCTTGTGAAATAAATCAAGGTAGCAAAAGAAGGGGAACCCTTACGGGTTTCCCTCTTTTTTTTGCAGCTTTTCAGCCATCCGCTCCAAAAGTTTCCAGTCCTCGGGCTCCAGCTCGGCCAGCATCTCCACAAACCGGCGTTTGAAGTCGTCGCCTTCGTCCGCCGTAATGTCGGTGAGGAAGGCGGTGATCTTCTCCGATCGGGTGATCTGGTTGAACATCTCCCCTTCACCTGTCCGCAGCCACGTCTCGTTGACGTTGAACTCACGGCAGATGTCGGAGATCGTTCGGTCGCTGGGAGCCTTCCGGCCTGAACAAAGCTCAGAAACGAAGGGCTGAGAAACACCAAGACGGTTGGCAAAGTCAACTTTCTTGATATTAAGCGCTGCAATGATTTGCTCGATTCGAGTGTTCATTGGCGACGCCTCCTTGCACCTTTATTATACAGCAAGCACAAAGCTGTGTCAATAGAAAAAATTAGCTGAGCGAAGAAAAAAGTGTTGACATGATAGCTTGGCTATGCTATAATATAGCCAAGCTAAGAAACGCAAGCAAACAGGAGGACAAAAACATGAATGCACTTTCTATTAACATCCCGGCAAACTTCGCAGCAGACTGCAATAACACCCTCAAGCGGTACAACGCCGCCCAGACCGACACCGAGCGCCGTGCGGTGCTTGACCGCCAGACCGTGCAGGGCCTGTGGTGGGCGATCAAGTTCGTCAGCCAGCTCCAGACCGCTTGCATGAGCGAGAAGGAGCTGAAGCACGCAATCCGCCTCACCCACTTCCGCGGCACTGTGTGCCCGGAGTTTAAGGCTTGAAATTGGAGGACTGAATCATGAAGCGCTATAAGGTGTATGTCTACAACACGGTTGATAAGTTATGTGACTGCTACGAGGTCCTTGCTGATGACCCGGTGGATGCCCGGAACGTGGCAGTGCAGCGGTTGATCGACGAGACCGGGCACGGTCTGGATGTCTACGAAGTGGACGACGTGTGCGAAGTCAAAGAGTAAGGGAGGGCTGAACGATGGACATTTACGAGAACGCAGCTCGGGGCAGGCGCATCCGGGAAGTAGCTGATGCGGACAGCGTTAGTTATGTTGTGCCCACAAGGGGTTACAACTGGTTCCGCTGGAAGGGATGCCGCCGGTCTGGCCAGTGGATTCACGGCGCGGAAGCCGAGACGCATTGCGATGCACTGCAAGTCTACGCCAATGGCGCATGGCACCCGGTCGTTGCTTTTGCTTACGGTTATATAGGCCCGGCGGCTGACTACACCGTGGCTGGCGTGAAGATGTTTAAGGAGATCTGAACGATGAAAAAGGAAACGCTGAAGCCTTGCCCTTTCTGCGGGCAGGAGCATGCGACCATCACTGAATCTAATACTGAGGGCATTCGGATTAGATGCCCGAAATGCAATATCACATTTACCCGCGATTTTTATGAACATCGCGGGGAATTGGGCAGACAGCGAACTATTGAAGCGTGGAATACTCGCCCTGAATAACCCCGCCTGATGATGACCCTGCGGCAAGGGTCGAAACCACCCGGCAGCCAGCCGGGCAAGGTCGTGGGTGCCAACCACAGAAGGAGTTGATTTTATGGCAAAGGCAAAGAAGAACCGCACCGATCTGGCTGCAGAGCGGTACAGCATCCCGGCAGATGGAGCACACGCAGCGGATACGCTTATCAACGTGCTGTTCGACGGCTTAGAGCCGCAGGACAAGCTGTCCCTGCTCTGGATGGGCATGGGCATGGCTGCGGTGCGCAAGAACGACCGCCAGGCCGAGAACAACAGCGTGGCGTAAGGATACAAACTTATTTTGGAGGTTACAAAGATGAAAAAAGCTACTACTACCAACGAGACCACGTTTATCTGCGTCAAGCCCATCATCAAGGCCGAGTACACCATCCGCATTGTGGGCGACAGCCCCCTGCTGGTTCATGCATGGAGCGAGAAGGCCAAGAAGGAAATGCTGCAGGCACAGCAGGGCAAAAAGCTCTTGAAGAAGGACAAGGTCGCCAAGAACCCGGCGGGCGAGTGTGCCGAAGCTCTCTACTGGCTGGATGGCAAGCCGGACATTGATTACAGCGACTGGACGGAAGATTTACTGCACCAGTACGGCAAGACCGCCCGCTTTGGCTTCCCGGCCTGTGCCATCAAGGCTGCTGCCATTTCTGCAGCATACCGCATTGGCGCGATGAAGAACAAAGTCACCGGCAACGGGCTGTTCCACGTTTTCGGCATCGATGACCCGGAATTTATCGAAATCAAGACGTTTGACGAAAACAAGCCGAAGTTTGAGATGGCAGAGGACGAGGTGAAAATCGGCATGGGTACCTCTGACCTGCGCTACCGCCCGAAGTTTTACAACTGGTACGCAGATCTGCGCATTGAGTACAACAGCGGCAGCGGCATGATCGACCTGGACAGCATCCTGAACATGATCGAGCTGGGCGGCGATATGTGCGGCCTGGGCGAGTGGCGCATTGAGAAGGGCGGAAGCTGCGGCAAGTTCCACGTCAACAAGAACTTTGATTGATCTGGCCGGTTAGGCGAGCCAAGGCGGGCATTGGCATGTTAAGCTTCGGCAGGGCCGGTTAGGCGAGCTACGGCGTTGTGTGGCTAGGCACGGCTGGCAGGGCTAGGAATGCCGAGGATTGGAAAGTCGAGGCGTGGCTGTCATGGACAGGCTAGTTTCGGAAGGTTTTGACCGGGTTTGGATTGGCTGGTTAGGCTAGGTGAGGCGCTTTTTGGAGTGGCCTGCTGAGGCAATGTAAGGCTGTCCAGGTAAGGCGAGGCGGTGTCCCTTCGGGTAAGGTTAGGTTTGGTTATGCAGGGCAGGCATGGTTAGGAGCGGCGGAGTGAGGAAGGCTCCGGTTAGGTATGTTTCGGCTGGCGAGGTGAGGCGAGTTGGGTTTTGTCGTGCTTCGGCTGGCATGGAATGCCAAAATCAAAAACAGGAGGTTGCATATGAAAAATATTAAAGGTTATGCGTGGAAAAATGAGCGCACCGCAGCGCTCTACCACGCAACCGCAGAACAGGCGCATGATGCGTTTGAAGAAATCCGCAGGCGGGACGGCAAACTGACCCCGGCGGCGGTGGTGGACAGCGCAAGGCCGGAGGAATCGGTGCTGCACGAGGACTTCGAGTGGCGGGACGAGGTTGCCGCCGAGAAGTACCGGCAGGGGCAGGCCCGCCAGATGGTCGGTGCGGTGCGCATTATCCGCGAGGAGCGCCCTCCGGTGCGGGCATACGTCAATGTCAAGGTGGTTTCTTCCCTGCCGCTGAAAGCTGCCGATTGCATCCGGGAAGTGGATGAAGATCCGGAGCAGACCACCGAGGAAGAGAACGAGAGCCGCTGCTATATGCCGCTGGAGGAGGTTTTGCAAAAGCCAGACCTCTGCAATCAGATGATGGCAGATGCCCGGCGGGATGCTCAGACCTACAAGCAGAAATACAGCACTTTGGCAAGCCTTGCAAGTATCATGCAGGCCATTGACCAGACGTTTGAGGAGGACATCACCCATGAGTGAAAAGATCATTGCCTACAAGGCCATGGACAAAAATATGCAGTGCCGTGGCAAGCAGTACGAGATCGGCAAGACCTACTATGAGGACAAAGCTGACTGCTGCCACGCTGGTATGCACGCCTGCGAGAACCCTCTGGATGTGCTGCACTACTACCCGCTGAGGGATAGCCCGCGCTTTTTTTGAGGTCGAGTGCGGCGGGAACGTGGATAAAAGCGAAGAGGACAGTAAGCTGGCCTGCACTGAGCTGACGGTGAAAGGTGAGGTGAATTTTGCAGGGCTGGTAAAAGCTACAGTGAATGCTGTTTTTAATCGGATGAAGGGCAAAGAACCTTTTTCCAGCGGCGATTACAGCACGGCGGCAGCCACTGGGGCTTTTTGCAGCGCAAAAGCAGACGGCAAAGATAGCATTGCCGTTGTAAACGGTGCTTGCGGTAAGGCGTGCGGCGCACGGGGCTGCTATCTGGTGCTGACCGAGTACGATGATGACGGCCACATGATCTGTGCCAAAATGGCCCGCGTGGATGGTTCTGCCATCAGAGAAAACGTTTACTATACCCTCAAAAATGGCGAGTTTGTGGAGGCTGAGCCGTGAAGAAGCACTACAACAAGCGCTGGCTCGAACAGCGCTGGGATGCAAGACAGCCAGAAAGGCTGGAACACATCCGGTCAAAAAGGCTTCTGAGAGCCAAGGGAGAGGAGAGAGAAGATGAACCCGAGCATAACGATAACAGAATGCTGCAAGATTTTGAGGGATAATCAGATCCCGAAAACGAATGACGTACTCTCTGCGCAAATTCAGGCCGGACTTTTCCCAGAGTGGGCGGTCCCTTCCGTCGGGAGCAAAAGAGCCTGCCCGGATATTTCAAGGGCACGATTTATGAAGTGGGTCAAGGATTTTTACTGCCTTGACAAAGTCTACACAGAGGAGGACCCGAAAGAATGAAACTCAAATCTACCACTTACTACTGGATGGCCGTCATTTTTGGTGGCGTTGGAATGGGAACAGCTATGGGCGCAGAGGGTACCGCGCAGACCACCGGATACATCTCCAGCACACTGTTTGCGGTGTCGCTGGTGCTGATTCTGGCCGCTGTTCTGCTGGCTCGTCTGGGCTTTGCAGCAGAGGACAGGGAGAGAGCCGCAAAGCGGCGCAAGTACGGCAAGATCAGCCGCACCCACGCCCGCAACCCGGAGTATCCGGAGAATCAGGAGCGTGGGGCATGATGACGGCCAAAGAGTATGTTGAGGGCAAAGTCAAATCTTACACGCGGCTTGCCGAACGCTGCAGGCGAGAAGCCGAAGCCTCAGATGACATTGTTGTCCGGGCCGGATACTCCGCACGGGCAAACGTCTGGGAGATGTGCGCCGAAGAAATGGACAACGTGCGGGAGATGCTGCAAGAGGAGTCCGGGGAGATCACGTATGTATGACACTGTTCATCATGTCATGTGGTACACCGTGTATGACGCAAAGACCGGAGACCTGATCGCCAGCGGTACGTCTGAGATGTGCGCAAGGCGGCTGGGTTACAAAAGTGCAAACAGCTTTGCGTCTGCGAGCAGCCACAGCCGCAACGGCAGGCGTCGGGCTCGCAAGTACATTTTTGAGAAAGAGCGCATCCGACGTGATGAGGTGGACAGTCTGCCGCCGATACGCCACAAAAAAAAGAAGAGCCTGCCCGTGCGCCAACACGGACAAGCCCAAAGAGTGATGAGTTTCGCCGCCCATCACCACAAAAATAGCACAAAACAGGAGGTTTTACAAGTGGCACTTTTGAGAATTTACGATGTGGGGCAAGAGCCGCCAGCGCTTGTTTCGCAACAGCAATTTCCGGTTGCTTCGGATGCAGTTGCGATTGCCGATGAACTGGCAAAGAGAAAGCCCGAACAGCTGTACAGGGTGTTTGACGCTGATATGAACGTTGTGTATGCGAGGTGAATATTTATGCAGGATAAAAAATACATGACGAAGCGAGAACGTGTCAAAGACCTTTCTAATAAAGCCGAAGGTATTTATTACTACATCGGCCCGCAGCACATGCTTTTTCGACTTATTAACACCGGGAACGAGTTGGCAAGCGAAATCAATCACGCGGTGGCATATTTTACCAGCTTTGCCCAGAACGGTGTACTGTACGATGATGGCGCTGGCGGCAGTCGTTCGGTGATCGACTGCATTTACCGCAAGGTTGGGCATTTGATGTGTGATATTGACATTATCCACGCTGCGGGTGGCGCTGAGATTATGCCAGAACCATTTGAAAGCATTGACCGCTGTTATAGTATTGAGTACACAACGCTGCTGCGCGAAGCGGTTATTAAGGGATTGCCAGACGATTACAAAGGACCCCAGCAGAACCCGTACGAGATCAATTTGATTAAGCCTTCGATTGCTTATGGACGCGAACAGCGCGATGCATACGATGATAATTTTTTTGACAGTTTTACCCGCAAAGAAGAAGCTCGTGACCGAAAAGTTGTTTTTCATTGCACAAAATCCGATTTGGACGCAATTAAGCGCTACGCGCACATCATTGATGTAAAGTATACTGAGGAGGAAATTCACCATGCCTGAAAATGAAATCAAAAAAGCACCTGTTGAGCAACTTCAGATGAACGCCGTTTCTGCGCCAGAACCCCCTGCCGTTATCCCCGCTGCGGCACCAGCTCAGCGTCCGCAGAGCTATGCAGAAAAAGTGCAGGGCCTGACCGCAGATGAACGCATTTGGCAGCTGGCAAAATCTAAGGCAGTTGCAATGGCCAATTTGCCGGATGGGATGCTTCCTCAAACCTACGCTGGGAACATTGGCGCTTGCGCCATTGCCTGTGACATGGCCCAGCGCATGGGCGTGTCGTACTTGTTCGTGATGCAAAATCTTTACGTTGTGCATGGTCAGCCTACATGGAGCGGCAAAAGCTGCAAGGCTCTGATTGACAACAGCGGTGAGTTTGCAGGCCGCACTCGTTACCGCATGGAAGGACAGGAAGGTACCGATTCGTGGGGCTGCCGCTTGATTGGCGTGGATAAGCTTACCGGCGAGAATGTTGAAGGTCCTAAAGTCACCGTCAAAATGGCAAAGGATGCCGGATGGTGGAACAAGAGCGGCAGTTACTGGCCCAAGATGACCGAAATGATGCTCAAGTACCGTGCTGCAGCATACTTTGCCCGTGCTGAATGCCCGGAAGTTCTGATGGGCGCAAACGTTGATTATGAATCCGGCACAGGTGACAGTGCCGAGGAAGAGGCGAACATTCATGCTTAACGTCGTAGCGATCATGGGCCGATTGGTGGCCGACCCGGAACTCAAGACCACCCAGCAGGGCACCAGCGTGTGCAGCTTCCGCATTGCCTGTGACCGCAACTTTGCCCGGCAGAGCGAGCAGCGGCAGGCGGACTTTATCGATATCGTGGCATGGCGTGCACAGGCCGAGTTTGTGTGCAAGTATTTCCAGAAGGGCAGCCTGATTGCCATTGAAGGCAACCTGCAGACCCGCCAGTATCAGGACAAGAACGGCAGCAACCGCACCGCCGTGGAGGTCGTGACCAGCAATGTGAGCTTTGCGGGCTCCAAGGCGGCAGACAAGCCCGCCACGGCATCCTACGAGCAGTAGACGGCAAATCATGTGCGGGAAGCAAACGCCGCACACAGCGCCACGCAGGCGGCTCCCGCGTATGATCAGGGAAATATGGACGACTTTGCCACGATCCCGGACGATGGAGATTTCCCCTTCTGATTTCACAAGCTGTGCTATCTGGCTATACGGGCATGCAAAGAAGGAGGTGAAAGCGTACGGCTACCGGAAAAAGATACTACTGGTTGAAACTCAAAGACAGCTTTATGCGGTCTGATGCGGTGGATTTTCTCATGGGGCAGAAGAACGGCGCAAACTATGTGGTGTTGTACCAGATGCTCTGTCTTATGACTATCAACACCAACGGCAGGCTTTCGCGGCAGATCGGTGAAGTGATCATTCCCTATGACGTGGACAAGATTCAGCGCGATACTAAGTGGTTTTCTACCGATACGGTGCGTGTTGCACTGGGACTTTACGCGAAACTTGGGCTGATTTATCAGGAAAAAGACGGCACACTGGTGCTTGCAAACCACTCTGAAATGGTCGGAAGCGAGACCGATTATGCAGCACAAAAAAAGTTGCAAAGAACTAACCAGCGTCAAATTGAAGCGGAACACTGTGGACAATGTCCACAGGATGTCCACGCAGATGTCCCCAAAAATGTCCATACAGATATTAGAGATAAGATATTAGATATAGATAAGTCGTCGTCATCTAAAGATGACTCCTCCTATATAGGGACGAGGACGACGAAATATCTGGTGGATTTTTTTCGGGATAACGTTGGCAAGCTGAGCAAGACTGGAGAAAAAGAACTGACCGGATACATAGAGCGCATGGATGCAGATCTTGTGTATGCGGTTATAGACAAGTGCGCAGATCTGGGCGGCAGCAGCTGGGCGTATGTCCGCAAGGCACTGGAAGAAGCGGAAAGACTGGGCTGCAAGACCGCTGCGGAGTATAACCAGCTCTGCCCAATCGGCGGAAGCCGGGCAAAAGGCAACCACGTAGACAGGGCACAGCCGTCCGGGAATGGTATTTTAAGCCCGGAGCTTATGGCACGCAGCCGGGAACGCCTGCGAAAACAAAGAAAGGGAGATTGAAAAATGAGCGATAAAAGATTGATTGACGCGAACGCTTTGCACAAGCGCATTGAAATGAACCTTCGTGCAAGCAATCCGTTCACTATTGAAGAATGCTGCTATAAGGATGCACTGAACAGCGTGGACGAGGCTCCAACCATCGACCCGGAAACGCTGCGGCCGGTGGCACACTGGGAGGAAATTCCCAACTCCTATGTGAGCTGTGCAGGGAAAAACGCATGGTGTGTACCAGCAACCCGTTGCTCGAACCCGGAATGCGGAGAGGTAAACCCGTGTGGCCTCAAAACGCCGTTTTGTCCGATGTGCGGATCAAGAATGGAGGATGTGCCGTATGACGATGACGCTGTGTAAAGACTGCCCCGACCGGCACCCGATCTGCCACGACAGCTGCCCACGGTACGCCGAGTACAAGCGTCAGCTGAAAGCGCAGCGCATCTACACCAACGCACACCACGCGGCAGAGCGGATCAGCCGCAACGATTTCGACAAAGAAGGATGGATTGGAGGAAGAAAACGGTGAAAGTGCTGATTGCCTGCGAGGAATCGCAGGAAGTGTGCAAGGCGTTCCGGGCAAAAGCCAGAAGCAAAACAGCGCCGGGCATTGCAAAAGCAATGGCAGAACAATGGGGGTAAAAATGAAAACTGTACAGGAAATCATGAGCGATAAACGATTGATTGATGCAAATGTAGCAATTGAAAATGCGGACAAGTGTTATGAAGAATGGAATCTTGCGATGGCTGCGGCAGAAGGAAATCGACAGATTAACATGGTTTATAAAAAGCAGGAGCTTTTCAAAGCCGTGAAAAAAGTGGTAGAAAACTGTGACACCATCGACCCGAAAGAGCTGCTTTCCACGCTCTGGAGGAATTCCAAGGCTGACCCGCCAAAAGAAGATGATTCTGGCCAGTATGGCAAGGTAATCGTGTGGTACAAGGGAGCGGAGGCTACATTACCAATGCTTTGGTGGATGGTGGAAGAAAGCGCGGATAAATACCCATGGTGGATGCCGATGCCAGAGCCGCCAAAGGAGGAATAATCGAAGATGCACCTGCTCATTTACGGCGAACCACGCACAAAGAAAAACTCTGCCCGCATTCTCCGCACACGCGCTGGTGCCCCATTCGTGGCCCCCAGCAAGGCTTATGTAGATTACGAGACCGACTGCCTGCGGCAAATCAAAAGGCCACGCAGCCCCATCTCTGCCCGCGTGAACGTGAGGTGCGTGTACTACATGAAGACCGCCCGTCGGGTCGATCTGGCGAACCTCATCGAGGCCACCACGGACATTCTGGTAAAAGCCCACGTGCTGGAGGACGACAACAGCCGCATCGTCGCCGCTCACGACGGCAGCAGGGTGGATTATGACAAGAAAAACCCAAGAGCTGAAATTTTGATCGAAGAAATGGAGGATAAGACATGATCGGGGAAATTTGGATTCAAGCAAACATGACCGAAGATGGAACTGTTCATCTTCTGGTTGCGCCGGGTATCGCCGATAAAATCAAGAACGTTGTCGTTTACGAAATCGGTAGTCCCGCCGTAAAATGCACGTTTGAGGAGGAAAGCCAATGATCCGCACATGGACACCTGACACTGACACGCTAAAGTCGGACGGCGGCGTGGATTACCACACCGTCAAGTCGTGGTTCAAGCAGCTTCGGATTATAAATGACCGAATTGACCGTATCCAGCTGGACATCCGGCAGGCGCACGACAAGGCCACGAAGTGCACCGCCAGCATGACCGGAATGCCCGGAGGATCCGGGCACGGAGACAAAATCGGGCTTTGTGCCGAAGAAACAGACGAAAACGAGCGCAAGATGCAAGAGCTGCAAGCTGAGCTCGAAGTTTTGCGGATGGAAGCAAAGCGCCGAATCAAGTACATTGCAGGCACCAAAAGCAGTGACATGATGCAGGCTTGCTTGTATGGCTACTACGTCCAGAACCAAAAGCAGGTCGTTGTGGCCCGCAGTCTTGGTCTGCCAAACGAAAACCGCGTTTCTTTGTATGTGCGGGATGGATGCAAGCAACTTGCGCAGATTTGGCGTCAATTTATGTAATTTTCTTACATGTTGTCGTTGTTGTTGTTACATGTGAGATGTGGTAAAATTGGTATAAGCGGAACCGCCGAAAGCGGTGAGACGCTTGCCACGCAGCCTCCGAAACGTGTCCCTTCTTGGCATTTTCCTCCTTTTCTGCTTGCAGGTACCGGGCTTTGCTCTCCTTCACGTTTCGCGGGCTGCTTCTATGCGATACACTGACACAAAGGTAGCCTGCCGCTCATGAGAGACAGGAGACGGTTCGATTCCGCCGTATCGCACCGTATGGCGCATGGACTAGACAACCCGCAAGGCCGCACGTGCAACCTTCCGTGCCAAGAAAAGGCCTTAGAATCCTTGCCAAGGTGGAGCTTTCCTGACAGGATGTGCGCCAACCAACAGCCCCGGCGGCGAACCGGAGCTGTTTTTATATGGCCGCCTGAGCGCAGTTTGGTGCGCGTGTCAGCTGAAATATTGCTGGCTGGTTCGAGTCCAAGGGCGGTTTTTTATATTCCCGTAGCTCAAGTGATGGAGCAGCGGTCTCCAAAACCGCAGGCTGCAGGTTTAAGTCCTGCCGGGAATGCCATTTGCGTGCCCTAGAGCGGGCCGCGCAATAGCGGGGCATCCGGCCGCGAAAGTTCCGGATGCAGCAGCACCAACCGTTTGACGCATGTCCAACGAACTGAATGCACGGGTGCTGCTTATATGCCGTCATAGCTCAACTGGCAGAGCGCCGCCCATTTAAGGCGGGACAACGTTGGTGACACCACGGGAACATCACTGCACAGCCAACCACTGCGCACATCCATTCCGTGGGTGCTGGTTCAAATCCAGCTGGCGGCACATTCGATATTTTGACCGTTCGGATTTCCGGGCGGTTTTTCTTTTGCATGGGTTTAGAGAGGTGGTGGCGGTGGGGGCAAAACTGACAGACAGACAGAAAAAGAAAATCATTGCGGACTATGTACAGCTCCACAATTACCGCAAAACTGCCAAGCTGAACAACGTCGCCGAAAGCACTGTGCGCAAGGTTGTGAGCGAAAATCCGGTATGTGCAGATTTGTGCGCCTTAAAAAAAGAGCAGAACACCCGGGATATGCTTTCATATCTGGACAGCAAGCGCGGGGAAGCGCAGAATCTTCTCGGGCTGTACCTTCAGGCGATGGCAGACCCTGACAAAATCGCAGAAGCGACGCTGCCACAGCTGTCCACGGCGTTCGGCACCATCGTGGACAAGTTTGCTATGCTGGGAGACCAGAGCGGCATAGAAGCCCCGGACGATGGCCTGCTTGAGGCCCTGAGCGCTGCCGCAGACATCAGCCCGCCGGATGACGTGGAGATGCTGCCGGAGGAAGAGGACGACCATGCGGAAAAGTAACGGTTTTCGTTGGAAAGCCCTCAGCCAGCGGCAAAAGCAGGTCTTGAGCTGGTGGACACCGCAGAGCACATACAGCGGCTACAACGGCATCATTGCCGATGGAGCTATCCGCTCGGGCAAGACCTTTGCCATGAGCTTTTCTTTTGTCCAGTGGGCTATGACCTGCTACAGCGGCCAGCAGTTTGCCATGTGTGGCAAGACCATCGCCAGCTTCCGGCGCAACGTGCTGGGGACGCTCAAGCAGCAGCTTGCAGCCCGGGGGTTCAACGTCAAGGAGCATCGGGCAGAAAACTGCATGACCGTCAGCAAGGGCGGCAGAACCAACGAGTTTTACTTTTTCGGCGGCAAGGACGAGAGCAGCCAGGACCTGATCCAGGGCATCACCCTTGCTGGGGCATTCTTCGACGAGGTGGCCCTGATGCCGCAAAGCTTCGTCAATCAGGCCACAGCCCGTTGCTCTGTCACTGGGTCAAAGTTCTGGTTCAACTGCAACCCAGGCAGCCCACAGCACTGGTTTTATCTGGAATGGGTGCGCAAGTGCCGTTCCCGCAAGATAATGTATCTCCATTTCACGATGGACGACAACCTGTCACTTTCCGAGGACATCAAGGCCAGATACCGCAGCCAGTACAGCGGTGTTTTCTATCAGCGTTTCATTCTGGGCCTGTGGACGGTGGCCGAGGGTCTTGTTTATGACATGTTCGACCGCAAGAAGCACGTTGTTGATGTACTTCCGGCGCTGTCTCCAAAGAGCGCCTATGTGGGGTGCGACTTCGGCACCCAGAATGCAACGACCTTTCTGCTGTTCCAGAAGCAGGCAGATGCAGACTGCTGGATCGTCACCCGGGAGTACTACTACAGCGGCCGCGAACAGAAGCGGCAAAAGACGGTGGGCGAGTACGTCACAGACCTCAAGACATGGCTGAACGGTCTCAAGCCGGAAAGGATCATTGTGGACCCCTCTGCCCTGCCCCTGATTACGGAACTGCGCAAGAATGGCTTTACCCAGACCCCCGCAAACAACGACGTTCTGAGCGGAATTCTGGACGTGCAGACCATGCTGCAGACCGGCCGGCTGAAAATCTACAAAGACTGCAAGCGCACGCTGGAAGAGTTCGGCGTGTACGCTTGGGATCCAGATAAAGACGACACCGTGCTGAAGGTCAACGACCACTGCATGGACGCTATCCGCTATTTCGTGCGCACAAAGCGCCTTGTGAAACTGAGGGATTGATTTTGAGCACTGTATACACATTCCAGACTTTCCAGCAGGCGCAAGCCGCCGGGGAGCAGCCTGATTTCATCCGGCGCTTCGTGCAGCAGCACTGCGCTTCCAAGCCCTACAAGATGGCTCTGGACGCTGACCTGTACGATGCCCAGAAAAACCCGGGGGCTGAACGCTTCGCGCAGGCCTACGCTTTGATGCTGGAACGCCTATCCAAAAACACCAAGCAGGACACCCCACACCCCGATATGGTCAAGAGTAATCTTTTCCGGCGGCTCAACAAGCAGCGGGCGACCTACTCCCTCGGCAACGGTGTGGTCTTTGCAGACGATGGCGTGGACAAGGAAAGGCTAGGGCAGAACTTCGACGAGCAGATCCAGAAAGCCGGATATTTCGCCCTGATCCACGGTGAGAGCTTCGGATTCTGGAACAACGACCATCTGGTTGTTTTCAAGCTGACCGAGTTCGCGCCCCTGTACGATGAAAAGACAGGCCTTTTGCAGGCGGGTGTGCGCTTCTGGCGGCTGAACCCGGACACGGATATGCACTATATCCTGTACGAGCTGGACGGCTTTACCGAGTACACGGAAAGCAAAATTGGCAATGTGATGCAGGAGACAACGCCGAAGCAGGCATACAAGAGCGTGACCGTCACCACACCCGGCGGCGGGCTGGAAAGCGTAGAGGGCGAAAACTACAGCGCCCTGCCCATTGTGCCGCTGTGGGGCTCCGACCTGCACCAGAGCACCCTTGTGGGTCTTAAAGCCTACATTGACAACACCGATCTGGTGATGTCCGGCTTCTGCAATGACTTGCAGGACTTTTCGCAGATCTACTGGCTGTGCGAGAACTTCAACGGCATGACCGATGACGAGTTGCAGGAGTTCCTTGTCAAGCTGAATCTGTACCACATTGCAGGCGCAGACACCAGCGAAGGCGGCAAGATCACCCCCTACACCACCGAGATTCCTGTGACGGCCCGGCAGGCTCTGTTGGAGCTGCTCCACACCCGGGTGTATGAGGACTTCGGAGGTTTGGACGTGCATTGTGTCAGCGCGGACAGCACCAACGACCATCTGGATGCGGCCTATGAACCGCTGAACCAGAACGCGGACGACTTCGAGGCGCAGGTCAAGCCGTTCATCCGGCAGATCTGCGCACTGGCTGGCTTTGACAACGCAATGCCGACATTCAACCGCAGCAAGATCACCAACACCGCCGAACAGGTCAGCATGGTGATTTCCGAGGCCACCATCATCGGGCAGGACATGGCCATTGACCTGCTGCCCAACCTGACCCCGGAACAAAAGGAGCGGGCTAAGGCCGCGCTGATGGCTGAGAGCGCAACACGGGAGACCGTGGGCGACGAGGAGGATGAAGACGATGACTGAAAACATCATCGGCAAGTTTGTTATTGAGCTGGACGAAAACGACAGGAAGCTTTTGGAGCGGTTTGCAAATGCAGTCGAATTGATGCAGCCGACCACGATTGATTGGGACGAGCCAAAAGTCCGCGCAGTAGGCGTTGACGAACTCGGAAACATCAAATGTGGACCCGCCGGGGAAAACAATGAACGACCGTGACCGCATCTCTACCCGCCAGCTGAACCGCCTGCGCCGCCGTATCCTCCGGGTGTACGGCACTGCCCGCCAGGAGATGCAGGAGCAGCTGACCGAGTTTTTAGCCAAGTACAAAGCGCTGGACGAGCGCAAGCGGGCGCAGCTGGACGCAGGCGAGATCACCGAGGAAGACTACCGCATCTGGCTACAAAATCAGGTGTTTCAATCCGATTTGATGCACGCCAAGCTGGACGGCATCACCAAGACCTGCACCACAGCCCAAGAGACGGCCTACAAGCTTGCCCGGGACGAGCAATACAATATTTTTTCCTTTGGCGCAAACTGGACGTTCTACGAGCTGGAACAGGCCGCAGGCGTGACGTTTGGGCTGACCCTGTACAACACCGAAGCGGTCAAGCTGCTGCTGCTGGAAAATCCCAAGCTGGTGCCCAACAAGCGAATCAAGAGCGAGAGCAACCGCACCTATGACGCCAGGGTGTTCAACAGATACGTCATGCAGGGCATCGTACAGGGCAAGAGCGTCCACGACATCGCTGTGCAGGCCGTAAACGGCATGGCTGATACAGAGATCCACTGGGCCATGAACAACGCCATCACGGCGCTCACAGGCGCTCAGAACGCCGGGACATTTCAGCAGATGCGCAACGCCCAGGCTCTTGGCATCGAGGTCAAAAAGCGGTGGAATTCCACCCACGACTACCGTACCCGTGAAATGCACCGCTTGCTGGATCAGCAGACCGCCGACCTTGACGAGCCGTTCAAGGTGCAGGGCTACGAGATCATGTACCCAGGAGACCCCAACGCGGCCCCGGAGATGGTTTACCACTGCCGCTGTGTGCTGTCCTCTGCGCTGGGCAAGTATCCCCGGCAGAACGCCATGCAGAGGGACAATGTGACCAAAGAGACCGCCCCCGTCATGGATTACACCGAGTGGTATAAATCCAAGGGCGGAACAGAGAAAGAGCAAATGTGGTGGGCAGAGGAACGTAAGAGAAAGAAGGGATGAACCGTGATTCTGCCGATGGAAAACACCGAGAAAATGATTTTCCCCGGTGTTGGCAAGTATGGCATCCCTGAAATCAAGCCGGAAACAGACATCCGCATTGACAAGCTGGAATGGATCCCGGTCAATTATGCGCTGACAGCCAAAGACAAGGCCACAAAAGGCGTGCATTTTTACAAGGACGATTACCAGTTTGAACGGTTTTGGAACAACCCGGACAAATACATTCCACTTTTGCAGCAGTTCGGCGCGGTATGTTCGCCGGATTTTTCGCTTTACAGCGATATGCCGCTTGCGGTGCAGATTTTTATGCACTACAAAAAGCACTGGCTGGCTGCTTACTGGCAGATGCACGGTATCCATGTGATTCCTACGCTCTGCTGGTGCGGTGAGCAAAGTTATGACTGGTGCTTTGATGGTGAGCCGAGAAACGCTATCGTGAGCATTTCCAGCCACGGTACGCAATCTGACCCATACGAAGCGGAATGTTTCACCAAGCACTGCCGAAAGGCGCTGGAAGTGCTACAACCAAGCGGTATTTTGTGGTACGGCAAATGCCCTGATGAATTTGACTGGAACGTGACCAAAATAAAACCATTCCAATACGAAAGGAGACATTACCGTGAGTAAACGAGGTTCGGGCAGTTCCGCGAGAGCGGGGGGCGGCTATTCAAAAAATGACTATAACGAAGCGAAAGGAGCTGGATTTTCATCTATCGAAAGTAAGCAGATCGCGCAGGCCGTAAATCTTGTAAGAGAAACAGAAACATACAAAACCTATGCGGAGCAAGCAGAACGTGTTCTAAACAACCCAAACTTTGCTGGTGCAAAGAATTACACGTTTGAAGGGTTAAAAAAGTCTTGGGTTACTACAGATGCGATAGAAAATGAAATCAGTCGTGCGGTCACGTTCCACGGCATTGACACTTACCCAAAACCGGAGTTCACATCAAAACAAACAACTTTTGCAAGGAATATTATTCTTAAAGAACTTGGGATAGATAATCCGAAGCGGAGCCCTGAAAATGTAGAACGAGAAAGAGCGAAAAAGTATTTTCGGGAGCATTACGACCCAAATCGAGAACAACGAGAAATTACAAGTTCTACATACAAGCGCGCACAAAAGCGACTGCAAAAGAAAGTAGATAGCTGGTTTAAACGATGAAATTTAATTACGACATCAAATTCACCGACAACACCCCGCGGCTGCTTGAGGCTCTGGACTCATGGGCGGAGCGGGTGCTTACCATCTGGGGCATGAAGGTGCAGGACTACGCCCAGCTGCTTGTGCCCACAGGCACGGCAGACAGCACCGGCATAGAGGGCTACGTAGGCGGTGCGCTCAAGCAGAGTTTGACCTTTGCCCTCGACCTTGCCAAAAAGACCGTGACCATCGGCAGCAATTTGTTTTACAGCGTCTATGTGGAGCTTGGCACGGGCATCTTTGCCGAGAAAGGCAACGGGCGCAAAACGCCGTGGGTCTGGAAGGACTTCAACGGCAAGTGGCACTTTACTCGGGGCATGAAAGCCCGCCCGTTCCTGCGCCCGGCGGTGGAAGATCACATTGACGAGCTGCGAGAGATCGCGGTGGAAGAAGGAAACAAAGAGGTATAAAAAGTGAGCCCAAACCCACAAGAACAAAAAATCGTCATGGCAATGATAGGAACGATTATGTTTTTCCTTTGGAATTTTGCCGTTTGCAATGCTCTTGCCATCGCCACTGCAAAGAAACCACCGTGGTATGCCGTTATCGGTATTGACGTTTTGGTGGCTATGGTCTATCTGTCATTCTATTGCATTATCTGCTGAAAGCTCAATATCTAGCGGCTGACGCTGTGCGCCAACCGCTTTTTTATGCCGTTTTAGCTCAGGTTGGCAGAGCACCGGACTTTTAATCCGGGGGCCGTGGGTTCAAGCCCCACAGGCGGCACCACGCCGGCAGCACGTCCGGCAAATAAACCTTATTGCCAAGCATGGCAGCCCGAGCAAGGGCGGAAAGGACTATCACATGGCACTTGAGAGAAAAGACCTCCGCGCGATTCTGGAGGATGAGACCGTGGACTTCAGCGGCAAGATGAAGAAGATTCTGGACATGCTGCACACCGAAACGGACGCTCTTCAGAACCAGCTGGATGACGCCAAGGCCGCGACCGCCAAGGCCGAGAAGGAGCGGGATGCCGCTGCCAACGGCAAGACCATTGCGGAAAAGGCACTGACCGACTACAAGGCCCAGCAGACCAAAAAGGACACCCACGCAGCTAAGGAAGCCAAGTTCCGGGATCTGCTGAAGACCGCCGGGGTGCTGGACAAGTATGCTGATCGGGTCGTGCGGCTGTCCGGCGAGGACATCGACAAGCTGGAGCTGGACGAAAATGGCAACGTCAAGGACGCCAAGAAGCACGCCGACAGCCTGAAAGCGGATTGGGGCGACTTTGTGGCTACGACCACGACCACCGGCGCAAAGGTGGACAACCCGCCCACCAACACCGGCTCCAAAATGACCAAAGACCAAATTTTCGCAATCAAGGACGCCGGCGAACGCCAGGCGGCCATTGCGGCAAATGCCGACCTGTTTACAGGCGGCGGAAAGGAATAACATATGGCAGCAAAAGAAAATATCACCATGACCACCGATATCACCGTAGCCGCGCGTGAAATCGACTTTGTGACCCGTTTCCAGCGCAACTGGGACCATTTGCGCACCATTCTGGGCATCATGCGCCCCATCCGGATGCAGCCTGGCACCGTGCTCAAGAGCAAGTATGCACAGGGCACCCTGCAGAGCGGCACCGTGGGCGAGGGCGAAGAGATCCCGTTCAGCAAGTACACCGTCAAGGAGAAGGAGTATGGCAAGATCACCATCGACAAGTACGGCAAGTCTGTCACCCTTGAGGCAATCCAGAATTACGGCTACGATGTCGCCGTGCAGAAGACCGATGATGAGTTCCTGTACGACCTGACCGCTCTGGTAACGGATAAGTTCTACAAGTTCCTGAACACCGGCACCCTGAAGGGCACTCCCAAGACCTTCCAGATGGCGCTGGCACATGCCAAGGGCGCGGTCGAGAACAAGTTCAAGACCATGCATCGCACCGTGACCGGCGTTGTTGGCTTTGTCAACGTGATGGACGTGTACGACTATCTGGGCAATGCCAATATCACCGTGCAGAACCAGTTCGGCTTCCAGTACATCAAGGACTTCATGGGCTACAACACCATCTTCCTGCTGTCCGACAGTGAGATCGCGAAGGGAAAGGTTATTGCCACCCCGGTAGACAACATCGTCATGTACTATGTGGATCCTGCGGATAGCGAGTTTGCCCGCGCAGGTCTGGTCTACCGGACCGCAGGCGAGGCAAGCAACCTCATCGGCTTCCACACTCAGGCAAACTACAGCACTGCAACCTCCGAGAGCTACGCCATTATGGGCGTGACCCTGTTCGCTGAGTATCTGGACGGCATCGCTGTAGAGACCATTACCCCGGGCGAGTGATCGCCCCTTTGTAAGGAGGACGCCCCATGACTGTACCGGAGCTGTGCGTCTACACGCACAATTTCTTTGACCGGGCGGACGACCCCGTTGCCGGGGAGTTCGCCTTTGAGCCGGATACCGTGCCCGCCGGGGTAATCCCTGGACAGTATTTCCTCGTGTGCGGATCCATCTTCAATGACGGCGTGCACAAGGCCGGGGACGGTGATCTGACCGCCGAGACCTTCACCGGGACGGTACAGCCTATGCGCGTGCCGCCTGATTTTGTGGCGCTGGCTGAAAAAATCGACGCATACGACAAGGCGCTCCCGGCCGGCGGCGTGTATGTGTCCCAGTCCTTTGCCGGGTGGTCCGGCACAATGGCTACAGGCGCGGACGGGCTGCCTGCCGACGGCAAAACCTGCTATAAATCCGAGATCAATCAGTGGAGGAAGATGTGACATGGTCAACGCGTTCACTGCATCCACCGTGATGCAGAGCTTCACCAAGAAATACCGATTTCAGACCCGCAGCTATGAGCCGGACGGCGTGGGCGGCTTTGTGTCCGGCTGGCAGGACGGCCCCGAG